GCCCTTACGACTTGTTCGTATAGCGCGTTGAATCCCACACAGGAGCTGCCGGAGCTAACTCATGCGTGAGACTGTTTTGGCGGAGCGGAAGGTTTGAGAATTGGAGGATGTCGAGTAGTGACTCTCGCGACACAAGGGATCTCCATGATCTTGCGAGGCTTTGAATTGCGCCATGATAATGGCCGCCTCTCATGAGACCCTTGATACGCTTGAAGTTCACTGAGTTCTCTCTAGGATACATGTCGACTCCAGTTTCTAAAATGTGATTCAAGTAACAAATAGGACCACCGTATTTCTTGAGCTCGCTAGCTATTTTGCTGGCTCGCGCAGAAATCTCCTTACGTACTGAGCCAATGGCTCTCGTTAAGGTGTGGTCAGGTCTGAGCTTATGCTCTGACCTATAACTTGCTTCGAAATCACTTTTGATCTGGGTAAGAACGACCTCAATCGGGATTCCTTTTCTATCCTTGCAGACGGGAAGTGCACCTAGTGCCGACCGTATTTGGCCAAGCGAATCTTCACGGACACCATTGGTGTAAGTGAGCGCGACTGGACCATGCAAGAGATAAGAGAAGAAAGACACAGCTGTGACTTTCTTGGAACTTCCAGATCCGCCCATAATAAATGGGCCAGGGATCTCCCTTTTGATTGTTTCCTTAGAGGACTTAAGCGTGCGTTCGATACATCTACGAATTGCCTTTGTGATATCCCCTTCACGAAGAAGAAGATTCAATGCGTCTACACTTAGTAGGCCTTTCTTGTTATCGATTTTGAATGCGCCACTCGCCTCCCCAATTCTCGTTTGGATGTGTGCTACCGCGGTACCGCGACCTGTTCTTTGTACAAGCCTCTCACAAAAGACTCCGTAGGTTCTGCCTACATAAGATTTGGAGTCATTGAGTACGAGACCTAGGTCGTGGATCACTCGCGTGTACATGGAGATTTGAGAAGTAGTCCAAATTCCAATCAGATCATCACCACAGATCGAAAATGATCGGATGGAGACTCCTGCCATATTCGCTGCGAAAGCATTGAGTATGCACAGGATTGTCCACCCAGGGCCCAACCCCATAAGTGCGCCGCAAGTAGTCATTTCACCATTCTCGAGCTGATAGGGTCGAAAGACCCCTTCTACTGCATCGTCCCACCATGTGGGTACGTCATGCAAAGCTTTCTTGATGGTGGAGATGACGAAGCGGGCCAGGCCGATCGATATAGGATCCGTGGATTTTGCAAAGTCTGCAGAGTAGAGAAAGTTTTCGTCGTCCCTTGTCTTTAGTGCTACAGTCTTGTCACTCAGGATGTCCTTGATAAAAGGCATTCTCTTCGTGATGGGTAATAAGACTGAATTCAGAGCACGAGCTGCCCATAGATTGTCCGCCTGATGAAGAGTCGCTACGCGAATCTTGCCATCGGGGGTAACAATAGGCAATGCTCGACAAGGAGAAACTTTCTTCTCTTTAGCCAGCAAAATTGATCTGAGGAATTTCAACTTCATGCAATGTGGATCGAATGACAGTTTAGGATCGAGACTTTGGACTTTTGCACAGAATGAACGGGCCGCCGCTTCTAGTTGGTCAGCCGTAAGGTTTTCCATTTTAGACAGCAGTGCCTCTAAAGAATGATCGGACGCAAGCTCAGCTTCGTCTGCCCAATCATCTGCAATTGTCATCTCTCCCATACTGTTAAGTGCATCATGATATAACTCCTGGATTTTATCCAGTTTGAGATCAGCATACTCAGATACATCGACTTGTCGTAGTGCGAACAATGCGCCTCCCTGTCTTGAGCTTTGCTCATAGCAGGATTTGTTTGAGGGCATAGGTATTATACCTGTTCCGCACGATTTGTCTTTGTAGAGTTGCATAATGAAATCATGTAATCGCACTAGTAGATCTACTTGCACGGGGTGAGGAGGTTCTGTGATTCTCTTCTTTGCAGAATCAACCTCTCTCTTGACTTCTTCCTCGCTTCTCCGTATGCGCGTGAGGGATCGTGATAGTGTAGATGCAATGAACAATTGGCGGACACTTGTTAGTCGTAAAGACATAATTGGAGAGCTTTGATCATTTAAGATCGCTTTCCTGCGAGCCGCCTCTGAGAAGTCTTTTGCACACTCGTAGATACCGTACTCGAGAGCAGCATCAATAAATTTGAGTGCTCTTCGAATAGAGGATCTTCGTTGTGGGTCAAACCGCTTTGGTCGTCCGGTGATACGTTTGGCAACAATCATGTTACCATGGACTGACTCGAGTGCTGTTTGAATTTGACTCCAGTTTCGTTCTATGCACTGCACGTTCTTCGATACCGTGAGCAGCACATCCTCCTGAACCTTTCCTTCCTTTTTCTTGGTCTTACCTTTCAGGGTGAGTAAACCAAGAGCATGACTCAGCTTGTCTTTTGATAAGCTAAGACCCACTTCACATAAAGTTGTAAGAGAACTAAAGACTTTCGTCTTTGGTGTTTTCGAACCATCTGTCTTCTGAGCTCTAAGAGCGGAAGGCGACACTTTAGGTTGTGGGATCGGGTCATGACTTGAGGCAACAGGGTTTTCCCGTTGCCGGACATGAGCACGTTCGCGTGCACGTTGATCAATTCGGCGGGCTAATTCGCTCGCAGCCTTAATGGCTATCAGTCT